ACAGCGCCAAAGTCAGCGTTAGTAACCCAAGTAGCAGTACCTGCTTCTGGATTTACTGGGATTGTCATTACGTTGGTCTGCATAGCAATGTTGCGGAAAATTGGAGCAACAACTAAACGACGACGAACTTCAGACTCTAGGTTTAAACTAACTTCTAGTTCCCAGGTAGCTGAAGGAACGTGAGCGCCGTACTTCTGTACTAGTTCACGACCAAGCTTGGTACCGTCAATAGACTTACCAGCCATTTTAGCTAACATAACTGCTTTCTCTTTGTCAGCATACTGCATGCCATCTTGCTTGGTGTCACTGAAAGTCATGCGGGACTTTGTGATAGCTTCAATTTCGCTTGCTTTTTCTTTTAGAGCAGCTTCTAGACCTGCTAGAGCACTCTTGTGAGTTTCTTCAGTTGCAGCTAGACGCTTTTCAACTTCAGCTAGTAGTTTTTCAGCACCAGTGTCAACTGTGCTAATTGTAGCTTTGATTTTGGCTGTAAGATCTGCTTCAGCTTGTGCTTTTGCAGCTTGATCAGCCACTGCTTTAGCAGTTTGATCTGCGAAAGCTTTTGCTGTTTGTTCTGCTGCTTTTTGTGCTGTAGCTGCTAACAATGTTTCTAATTCTCTTGGATCCATGATGTTCCATTCCTTATTAATGTCGCTTTTTGCTTCCGTAGAGGACTCTAGCCCTTTAGCTGACTCGCTTTTGGGTGCAAATTGCATTTTGAAAGATTTAAATTCTTCTGCGTCGTTAAACGCTTTAGAAAGACTAAATATTGTATTTTGATTAGCTGGCACTGACACGACTGATATTTCGTGCAATTCCAGTTCCTTAACTACAAACACTTCTGCTGCACTGTTGTACTCTGCATCTACGATACGGAATCCAATACTAAATGCGGTCAGTATGCCGTCTTTTACAAGATTAAACACGTCGTCTGCAGCTGCTGAGATTCTGGCTTTAACCCATAATCCTTTAGCATCAATTCTGTGTTCTATCATCCTACCGACTGGCTCTGAATGATCGTGGTAGGCTAAAATTACTGGGTTTTTCAAGTAATTTTCCATTCCCGCTTCCCAGACATTAGTCGGGACAACGTCACCTTGTCTATCCATATCGTTAGTACTTGCGTAGCCTTCGATTACAATAGAGTCGATCATTCCGTCTTTGGTAGGTAGTGTTTCACTTTTGATGAATGTACTGTTTAAGCGCAGTACTTTATTTTTATCTACCATATTACCCCTTGTTATTCTTTAGCGGAGGCGGGACGTCCTCCTTGAGCTGGGTTAGCAGCTGAACCAGCAATGTTAGCTGGTATCCTTAATTCGTCATTGCCTGTAATTGGCTCATAACGTAATTCTGTTCGTGCTTCGTTTGCAGTAATAATTCCTGCATTAACTAGTGTTGAGTGGTATGCAGCAATATCTTTTAAGTCTGGTTGTAGTGCGCTGACTGAACTTGTAATTGCTTCTATATCGTAACCGTAATATCTCTCTAAAGAAGAGGTAAATCTTCTAACAATAGGCATTACTGTTTCTAAATAAAATAGTCGTAAATTTGGGCTGATATTGGCGTTATTTCCACCTTCCATTAAGATTGGCGGAACTCCAATTGCTTGCATAATCATGGAACTGTGAGTTTTGATCGAAAGATCAAAGTCCATTTCCTTGAAACTTGTTTGTGATACTGAGTGTGGTTTTAAACCGGAGTCTAAAATCACAGGCTTTTTACCACCTGATTTAGCACTGTATCTTTGCAACCAGTTCTGAATAGTTTTTTCTTTAGCAACTTGCGATAGGGTATTATCGCTAGTTAAGATTAATCCAAAAACTGCCCCGTTATCAAAGAAATGATCTTGAAAATCTTTCATTGAATATAGCAGATTAATCGACTGCTCTGCTGCCTCAATTCTAGAACTACCACGGTAAATAGATTTAGAATTAATATCTTTGAAGTGAAACACTTCTGATTCTTTAAACTCTACCAAGCCGTTATATAAATAACCTTGAATAAACGTTTTAGTGTCTGGTAAGATTTGTACGTCTTTGGCTGGTAAATGGTACATGAATACACCGTCAAAGTGTATAAACACGTTACCGTCCAAGATCAAGTCTTGGAAAAGTGCCATTCTGAATTCTTGTGCTGACTGATAAGGATTAGGCCTAAAGTTCAGCAAAGTATTCAATGACTTTTGGCGAATGCCAGTCACAATACCATCATGTATTTTGTCTTTAACGTCATAATCTAAGCTAGCGCAGGCTGACACTACCATGTTAACAGACCTATTTACAGACTCCAATTTCTGAAAAGCCTGTAAATAATTTAATTTTGCTGTAGTACCAATTCTGGTACCCTCAGCCTGTGCAATTCTTGCTTGTGCTGGGTTCAGCTTTTCTCGAACCCAATCACCTGTGCGTGTAATCCATGACATAACTTTTCCCTTTAAATGAACTCGGAGAAAAAGCTGCCTGAACTAGTTTTGGGTATTTCAGTTCCACCTGTGAGGAATTTTTCACGCTGTATCCCGATCCAACGGGCCTGTTTCGATTCCGATCCAGGTTTAGGAGCTTTACCATAAACACCGTGCAACGCTATATGGTGACGATTACAAAGGGTGTAAACTTCTTCATATAACTCTGTATGATGCTCGCTAATAAACTCGTCTCTTACGGCTAAAATACCATCGTCAGTAGAAATGTCATAACCTTTGCGTTCGGACCATTTTTCTAAGAGTATAGTTACTGAGTGTAAATGATGAAGTTCTAGGTCAACTGTGGTTTCACAGATGTGACAGGTAGACTTCTTTTCGTAAGCTGCTTTAGCGCGATCTCTGACCCACTTAACAGGAATACGTTTGTTTGTATTTTTAGCCATTTTTTAGCGTACTGCGTAACATCCACGAGTGTTTGCGATGAGCATCTTGACGATCTGCTAAAAAGTTTGAGAGACCGTGGTCGCCCATCATTTCAGCCATTTTAAATACTGTGCGGAACATTTCTGCCATAGTATCTGAATCAGCTAATAATTCTTGTGTCATTTGCATACCGTCAGGTACTGCTTCTTGACACTCAACTACCGACATTTCGTCTAGGGTTTCAAAAGCGGCAGGGGTATAAATTCTGGCTGCACGTAGCTGTTCGGCAAACGTGTCAATAGACCCATAAACTTCAGTGTAAATATTGCCAAAAAGTTCGTGGTACTGTGGAAATAGGTATCCTTCCACATTCCAGTGAAAGTTGGCAGCTTTTAAGAAAAAGCTGAATTCCGACGCAAAAGCTACACGTAGTGCCTGTAAATATTGTTCTTTGTCCATAAGTTTTCCAGTTAGCCGTAAATTTTGCGTATCACGTGCTCGTACATTTCCTAGTATTATACTGGATAAGCACAGAAAAGTCAATGATGATTTTTTAACACCTATAAGGTATACGTGTACAAGGCGTATCGTAGCGCGTCAGCCATGTGCGAATACTTATCATGCTTAGGACGCTCGCGTTGCAAGCCTTCCTTATCATCCCAGCGGTATTGATCCAACATGGCTAACACGTGCTCGCAGTGTGGAGCTACTTTAAGGCGATTTTGTTGTACCAGAGTTTGCACATAGGCAATTCCAGGTAACACGTCTTTTTTGGCTTTAGTGGTTGCTAGGTTGTACAGGTAAGCCAAGTCTGACGCAAACTGTGCAGCTGCTGAGTCAATAAAGATAGTTTCAATACCCCACTTGGTGCATAAGCTTTGAAAATGCTCAGAATGTTCTCGTGTGGTCTTCTCTGCTTTAAGATACTCGTCCACCACCCAAAAACAGTCCCCAACATGGTCATAGACCACAGCCACAAAAGCAGTTTCGTCGCGGTAACCTGGGTCACAGCCAGCAATTGCTTCACCCACAAGTTCTAGGGGTGGTGCTACCACGTCGGTTTGCGAGTAGTTGTAGATTTGACCGGCATAGGTAGTGAACGAAGCCATGTACTCTTGTTCAAACTCTGCTTTAGTCATTGATCTACGGGCTTCAGCTACATCCGACTCGGCCATGCGGGTATTCTCTGTATAGTCCGCTTGTAAGCTAACCCATTCTGGAAAGTTAGGGTCAAATCCGCGGTTCCAAAATTGTGAAAACCAGTTGTTGCGACCGCGTGGGGTGCTGATAAAGATGGCCTTTGCACCTGGCCGGTCTAGTGTTGGGCGTAGTGCTACGTTGAAAGCAGCCTCACCGCCTTCGCCCAAAGCCGCCTCGTCAAATATAATTAGGTCATAGCTGCGACCAACTGTGCTGTCTACTGTTGAAAGTGAGCCCATGCGGATAGTCGACCCATTGTCCAACTCAATAATCTTGTCCTTAAGATTATCCCTGGCAACTTCTAAGTCAAAGTGCTTGATTAAACGGCGCTGCAGCTCAAAGGAGATTGATGACAAATTGTAGTTGGGTGATATAATAAGCACATTTGACCCAGGTACTAGGGTTACCAATTGCCCAATAATATTGGCAATATAAGTTTTGCCTAATCGGCGTGCCAAAGCCGCGCATATGAAGCGGTATTTGGGGTCGTTGACTGCGTTGATTAAGGCAACTTGTGGACGATTAATGGTGTCGTAAATGTCTAGGAGCTTAAGGTAGTTGGTAATCGGCAGCTTAATAAAGCGTGTAGTTGCCGGAAATTCCACTATCGCATCACAGTTAACGTCGGGTCTGGAAATTACTAGGCTCATTATCGCGTCCAGTGTTTATTAAATCGTTCAAAATAAAACATGAGCTCGGCTGCGGTATTATCGTAGTACTCGCCCACATAGTCTGACTTAGTTTTAGAGTGAATGTTCTCGCATAAGGCTACTAAGGTAATTTGTTTACGGTGAAGACCAAAACCACCTAAGGTTTCTAAGATCCACTGCCAGTTACCGCCACGAATTATGCCAGCCTCAACTAACACTAAGTGTTTGTATTGTGTAAACTCCAGTTCTCTGTCTAAGAGTGTGTCGCGGTATACATCTCTGGCTTCGTCAGGATACGGTACATCTAGGGTTAAGATTGGCAGCATTTCTCCGGCTTGGCTCCAAGCATGAGCTAAGTGCATAGCTACCGTTCCTGAGTAATCTGGTGAAACCATAACAACACAAGTAGTTTTAGGATTGTAGTTGCTAGAGTCCACAGTGGTCAATAACTTGTTTATTAACTCTGACTCTTTTTCACGTGTTATAAAATGTAGTGGTCTTGCCATTTAAACACCCTCGCCGGAGATCAACTGGTGTACCAATTTGGAATACTTGGTGCCATCCAGGCCTTCATTAATCTGCACATTAACTTGCTTTTGTGGGCCGGCAGGTCCTGACCGGATTTTCTCAAGTTGAATTTCCTTGTCCAACAAGTCCATCGACATTTTGTGTGAAAGCGCTAAGAGTTCAGCAATGTCTTTTTGTGAACCGGCACCTGCTTCCTCAAGTTCTGAGAACTTTTGCTTTATAAGTGCGTCCATGGCCCTGCGCATAAGAAAGCGGTTATTATAACCCGAGTCAAAAAATACTGAATCAATGTACTGTTTAACCTCACGGCGCTTAAGATATTCGGTAACAGTTTCCACTTCTAAGTCTAGTTCTTGAGCGACCTTACGTGGATCATTGAGTTGTAGGTAACAATTGGCCACTTCCAGTGCTTCTGGGGCGATCTTCACGGTTTCGGCAGGTAGCATTTGTGTCATGGTAGTGGTTCCTTTTGGGTCTATTATATCAGTTTGGGTAGGCTATGGCAAGTTGATTTTTTTCGGGGAGGTTTTGTTGCTTTAGGGTCACGCTCGGCGTGAATTTCATGCGCACCCTGATGAGTTTACAAAAATTTCCCATGATAGGCCGTGTGGGTGGGTCCAGTGGCGTGTGTGAAATCCTATGTCCGATAACCGCCCTAGTCCCTGTAGGTGTGCCGTGTCAATAGGTACATTCCCTAATGTTGTATTTAAACACACACTTGATATTTTTTGTTTTCCACGCTATAATAAATACATGATGACAACGAAAGACACTATGACAAACACACAGAAACTTGCCCTTGCATACGCTGAAAAATTGGTTGCATACTATGAGGCTATGAATAGCGATGTATGTGACAAAGCCCGTGTTGTGCGTGTTGCAACAAATGAAATGTATGATGCACAAAATATGCTGGCTTATGCCGCTGAATGTGAGGCTAAAAATGCGTGAATTTTTTGACTTGGCTTTGGCAATGGCTTGCATTGCCTTGCCCTTTGTGTTATACTTTGTTTTTGTAATGAAACCTTGAAAGGAAAATTGAAATGACTGCTAAAACTGTAAACTACACTGCCGAACAAACCGCTAAAATGGTCGCTGACTATGAGGCTGGCGCATCGGTTGAATCAATCGCTGAATCCCTTGGCAAAACTGTTCGCTCGGTTGTTGCTAAACTCTCACGCGAAAAGGTTTATAAAGCCAAGACCTATACCACAAAAACGGGTGAACCTGTTGTGAAAAAGGATGCTCACGCTGATTTCATTGGCGAGGCTTTGGCACTCTCTGAGGCTGATACCGAATCGCTGACTAAAGCGAACAAAACGGCATTGGCAAAGATTGCCGAATTTATCAAGGCTGAAAAAGCCTGATAAACTGTAGGGGCTTTATGCCCCTACTTTTTTGTTGTATAATCCTATCATGCAAAACCTAAACGACTATATCAAATTTCTGGGCTTAACAAAGCCTGTTGTTGTTCGCGTTAACTCACGCACACACAGAGCCTGGCATGGTTACTATCTGCCAAAATTCTCACGCAAAACTGGTAAATTGCAAGAACACAAAATCACAATTTACCTTGGCGATTTGGGCGATGCTATGGATAGAATCCTGGCGCATGAGTTGATTCACGCATGGCAACAAGAAAACAACAAACAAGACGAATTGCATGGCAAAAATTTTCGCAAAATGGCTAAGGTTATGAATGAACACTTTGGTTTGCAGGATATTTATCGCAAGGGCATTGATACAAATTGAAAACAAAAGTATTACAAAACGAAATGTAATACTTTTGTTTGCGGCAGGCGCCAATTATACTAGTATAATTGAGCCGGTGTCAATAGGTGTTTTCCCCTATGTTGTATTTTTACACACTTGAAATTTTTTGGTTTTTTACTGTATAATAGATAACATGAAAACAAAATACACTAAAGCACAATTAAATCGGTTTCATCGCTTTTGCGATAGGCATGGGCTTGCATTTGCAAACCTTGCCGAGTATAATGGGGCATTGGAACAATTTTTCTCTGAGGATGATCTATGATGTTTAACGAACACACTACACTGAAACAAATGCAGGATACCCTGTGGGATTTTTATAAGGATGTGCATGGTATTCGCCCCAGGCATTTCACCCCACAAGAATGGGATTCTAGGGAATTTCTGCAAGAACAATTCGATGCCTTGGCACGCATTGTTGACAGCATGGACTCTTATCAAAAAGCTGAGGAAGGTTGGTCATGATTGAGGTTCTTATCGGGGTTTCCCTTTTTGTTGGTATTGTTGCCGTTAAGGTTGCACTTTTGTATTGGTTATCAAAATGAATAATATCCCTCTGGTTGTTGCTGACTATGTTGGCAAAAAATACCCTCACGCTGTAATTCACACAATTAAAAATTGTGTGTATATGGTTGGGCTTGGCGTGGTCACAATGTACATTGTGACAGATACCGCACAAGAAAAGATTGTAGACATACAGGTTGATTAATGTAATACCTTTGTTTCCGAGTAAAATTGGAAACAAAAGTACTACTTTGCTGCGCCAATTTTATCACATAAAATTGGGGCTTGTCAAGGATTTTTTGCTAGGTGTTTTCCCCTATGTTGTATTTTTGCTATTTTCAATATTTTTTGTTGCATGGGCGTTTTTTGATGTACAATTGCTCTATCGTAACAAGGAATAGCACAAATGGCTAAAATCACAAAGGTTTCAATATATGACATGGATGGCACAATCGTTGATTCACTTCATAGGTATCGCACTATCATTGATGACAATGGCGAGCGCATCGACCTTGATTATTGGCGTGAAAATGAATATAGGGCACTGGATGACAGTTTGTTACCATTGGCAGAACAATACAAAACAGACCTCAGAAATGAGAATTGTTTTGTCATTATTGCTACTGCCCGTGTTTTGCGTGATGCTGACAATCAATTTATTAGCGAGATTTTAGGTGATCCGGATTATATCATATCTCGCAAAGATGGTGATTGTATCTCAGGCGGTAAACTCAAAATTGCGGGTTTGGCTAAGTTTTTCAATTTGCTAAATTTCAAAGATGCTGAATTTACTTTTTATGAGGATAATGTGCAATATTTAAAAGCGGTTTGTGATCGGTTTAATATCCGTGGGGTTTATGTGCCATCAAAACAAGGTCATTGAAAACCCAGGTTTTCAAAAAGAAACGAAATGTAATACTTTCGTTTCTGGCTGCGCCAATTATATACTATATAATTGGGGCTTGTCAATAGGGTAAACCCCTAATTTGCATAAATACAACAAAAAAATATTTTTAAATTTTTTGTGCATGGGCTGATTTTTGATGTATAATTGGGACTTCAACAACACAATGGCACACAATGGCTAAAAAACAGTTTTTTGCAATTCTCGACACTGAGACAACCATTAATGATACTGTGGCGGATTTTGCCATTGTTATTTGTGATCGCAATGGTCAAATTTATAATCAATGTGCGGTTTTGGTTTCGGGACATTTTAGCACAATGGAATTATTCCACGACAAAAATGCCAACGATATTTGGGGTTATGCTGGTTTGCAAAAACGCAAAGCCACCTATGATGCCATGCTAGATAATGGCGTGAGAATGTTGGCTTCGATTAATGCCATTAATAAATGGATTAATCAAGCCATTGGTAAATATAATCCCTCATTAACTGCATATAATCTGGCTTTTGATTTGTCAAAATGTGCAAACACTGGCATTGATTTGTCAGGGTTTAATTCTCGCTTTTGTTTGTGGCAAGCATCCGTTGGTAATATCTGCAACAAAAAAGCATTTAAACAATTCGCTTTAGATAATCACCAATTTAATAAGCCCACAGTTAATGGCAATATGACATTCAAAACTAATGCCGAGATTGTGTGCGGTTTTATTAATAATAATATTATTGACGAACCGCATACTGCATTAGAAGATGCCCGAGATTTTGAATTGCCGATTCTCTCGCACATAATCAAAAAACGCAATTGGCTAGATAATATCAAGCCTTACAATTGGCAAGATTTTCAGGTAAAAAACCATTTTGTTGCAAAATAATATATAATCGGGGGAAACCCCGATTATTTAAAAAATGATTATTTCAAAATCTCGCATTTATTGGATTATATTGTTATTGTTGTTTTTTTACACACAAAAACGATATGATATTGACGATCATGTAGAAATGCCCTATAATGTGGGCGTGACTGTAGACAAAATGTATAGGTGAAATTATGCTAGAAATTTTCGGTTGGGTTGGTTCTGTATTGTTGGCTTTTTGTGGCTTGCCACAAGCCATCGAATCTTATCAAAATAAGAATTCAGATGGGCTTACATGGGGCTTTTTGCTTATGTGGGGCTTTGGCGAGGTGTTCACCTTTGTTTTCGTTTTTCCCACTATGATGTTACCTTTGGTTTTCAATTATGCGGCTAACTTGATTTTTATTAGCATTATTTTGTATTACAAAATCCGCCCTGGCAAAAGGAATTGAAAACAAAAGATTTACAGCAAAAATTGAATACTTTGGTTTTCAATTTTGCGCCAATTATATATTATATAATTGGGTGCTGTCAAGCATTTTTTAATAACTTATTTTTTGTGTGTGTTTAAAAAACAACACAGTTTTGGTGTATAATTCACGCATGGACAAAATGAAATTAATCAACAAAAAAGCCGATTTGGTATGGCTTGAGTTTTGCGAAATATATCCCCGATTAATTCGCATTGATCGACCCGTCATTATTGCAAACAATAGGTTTACAATTACTGCCGCCAACTGTGAAGTTGAAAACAACTGTATTAACTTTGGCATGAAATTCATGCAAAAGCATTCAATCGAGATGCTTAATGTGATTTTACCACATGAGATTGCACATCAAATTGATTATATTTTACATGGCTTGCCAAAAAATAATCGCTGGCATGGTCGCACATGGTCGGAAATCATGGTAAAATATGGTTTACCCGCTAAGGCTTATCATTCAATGGAGATTTAATAAATGATTACTTTTGTTTCTTGGTTTGGCACTCTGACTAGTATTTTTGGAGCATTTGCCGTTGCAACCAAATGGTTTCAAATTGGTTATATTTTGTTTACTTTTGGTTCACTCGCTTGGTTGTGGGTTGCTTATCAAAAGAAGGACAAAGCATTAGGTGTACTTAATGGTACATTTTTTGTGGCAAATGTAATCGGATTGTTTAACTTTTTCTGAAAACAAAAGGTTTCGGTTTAGAAATAAACTGAATACTTTTGTTTTCAGAACTGCGCCAAAATTATAGCATATAATTTTAGCCGGTGTCAATGAGGATAAACCCTTATGTTGTATTTTTTGCACACTTGTGTGTTTTTTGGATTTTGTGGTATAATTTCATTTTAAACGAAGGAAACGAAAATGATCAAAACTGTAGGCAATAATTTTGTCAAATTTAAAAGAACCGATGCCAACTTGAAAGAGTTGTCACGCTTGCTAACCTTGGTTGAAGGTTATATTTTTGGTAAAGATAAAAATGCCATTAATTGTGACTATTGGGGCATTTGTGCCGAAGGTGGCGAAGAAAACACAATTGTAAATCTTTCCGAAGGTTTATTCGGTAAACCCTTAAAAGTCAAATGGTCTCAAATTGAGAAGAATTTCCCTGAGCTTATCGAATTGTTGGAT